GGAGAGCATTGTTTTTTGTTATCGGGGTGAAAACCAAGAAAACACCCCGGTCCATATCAAAAGCCTACAAGCTTACATCTACGCACACAATTGACTCGAAAGCTGTGTCCCATAATGCTCTAGGCACTTTTGGAGCAAGCATTAGGGTATTGTCTTGACGCTTACCTCCGCGGTGATTAACGCGCCGGAATCCCAAGATTCCGTCACACACGGAGATATAACACTGAACAAGGTCTTGCTCCCAAATCCCATACACGGATTGCAGAAAAGAACCGAACATGTCAGCGTCAATCGTTGCTGCTTCGATAGTCAATTGTTTTAGCTCGCTTGCAGTATATTTGTACGCCATGGCTTGATTCCTCATGTCGAGGTAAGGCGATGGCGACATCTGTTCGGCTGTGTCCAATAGGAGAGTTCGTAAAGAGGCGATGTGGCGATGTTCATACGCAGCGGACAACAACTTGCCGGCCATGTAATCCTCATCTGAAACAGCCCTGTTAAAATTCGCTCTAACAGGCAATTTGCTCACCACACGTCCAAAACTTGGAACGGGGAAAGTTCTCTTGACGCTTGGTACGAATCGTTTGCGTAAGAACGTCGCTTGTTCACGCTTCTGCACAAGCTTTATTTCTGATACCATACCTAGACTTTCTGACACTTCTTTAAACCCCTCACATACTTTGGTGCGTTCCTGAGAAGTGTACGTCATGTTGTCATCCCCGTATACAAAAGTGGTACTGTTCGTTATGCCTGCTTGCTGCAATGCCGCAAGGGACACGCATGCATTAACATATCCATTCCCTGTGGTAGTGGTGACCTCACCACTCCACCTTTGTCCTGTAACCTTGCCCTTCAACCCGTACCTGGTGAACACCCTCACCGACGTGTTGGCAGCAAACTCACGAACAAACCACTTTGGCGCGCCCAGTTTGTAATAAAACATGGACTCCCATTTACGAACTCCGGCGGGTTGCGTTCCATCGTTGTTCTTGAAATCATTCTCAAAGGCCTCGCCCGGGGTATGGTGCACTAAATCAGCTATCTCGTCCGCCGTGAGCCCAACGCAGTATAAGACTTCATTCCCTTTGTTCTTGGGATTCCTGCGATTAAGCTCCTCGACTAATCGGCGAGACAAATAATACACAACGGCGCCCATGGTCAAATTGTACATATCGCCTCCCTGGTAGACGACACGTGGCTGACCGCCCTCGTGTTTC